CAGTAGTATGTTCAGCCCACACTCTAAGTTGGTAATTAAAATCAAGCGCAATATTCGACCCTTGAACTTGTGGTATGCTCGTGGACCATTTAAATTGAACTACAGAATCTTCGTAATGATCAACAAGCCCAGCGGTAGTCGGGTCGCTCTCGTTCGGATTTTGACCAGCGGTGCTTACGGTGTCGTCGTGCAGGGATAAATGACTAATTTTAACGTCTTTGATTGGGTTTACTCCACCAACACTTTTACTCTCGCTCACAGAGTCGCCATTAGATTGCCCCAAGCTATTGTAAGCGTATATAGTGATAGTATAATTGCCATCTGTCGCTGGTATAAAGTAGGCTGTTAAATTATTTAAAGAGTATACTTTTATCGAAGAGTCATAAGCCGCTTCGGTGGCAACAGCCCCTTTCCTTATGTATACTTGATAGTACGAAACGCTTTCTGGGTTTACTGTGCTCGCTGAAAAGTTAAATGAAACTTTCTTCGTATTTGGGGCTCCTTCTACTAGTGTAACGCTGGGGGTGCTAATCCCAGCAGGAGCGCCAGGCACCGCGAAGTTGATATTATTTACGGGCTTGGTCGCTTCGTCAATTTCGGTGTATTTGCCACGGGCGTATTCCGCAGCAGAAATTTCATACTTACCCTTGCTCCTTTCTCCTATATTTATCACTCTAAACTCTTGATCCTGAACTAGAGTCTCGAAGAAGGTGTCTGCACGATTGTCTACGCCAGTAGTAGCTATGCTCCAAAGGGCTTCGCCGCTAAATCCGCTCGTAGTATAAGAAGTTTCATTTAGATTTCCGCTCACCGTTATTACGCTAACTCCACTTATCGAAGCCACGGTGTTCGAGCTAATGTCGAACGTCTGGATTTGCTTGTTCCTGATTAAACCTATTTGACTTGAATTTTCTAGGCTTACCTGAGAGGTGTCGTAATAAAAAGAAGGAGTGGAGACTTTTAGCTGGTATTCCCTTTTCTGGTCTAGATTGTCGTTCGTGATGAATTTGTTTCCGTCCCAGCTTTTGCCGCCTTTCAATTCGGAGTCTAAGGTTATCTTGAAAATAGAATCACTAACCCTATCTAGACCTTTGACCCTGCCTCCTCTTCTGCTCATCGACCTGTTTGTGTCAGACACAGTGAATACGTCACCTGGCCTGAGAATTGATCCTTCTTGGCCAGCGGCAAAAGATACGGTCTCTGTCTCGTTTGCTTCTGTAGATAAAATCCAACGACCAAGGCGTTGAGCTTGCGATTTGCTTGTACATCCAAAAGCGGAAATTTCTTTTTCTTTTATTCCATATTTTCTGATAGAGCTTACGTCCTCTACGTATTCAACCGCTGGCTCAAACTTATTATTTTTATCGTTATATCTAACGATGGCTACGGTGTGTCTTACCTTGGCGCTTGTACTGGCGTATTTAAATTCTCCATTTTCTACGTTTGTGTTATTAAACTGGAATATGGGATTCTTTAAAGCGTCTTGAACCGCGAATAGACTGCCGCCATTATAATAAACGAGTCCTCTAAATATGCTTGCCATATCATTCAATACCTGATAAGCATCTTGCCTAGATTGAATCAATATGTTACAGCTAAACCTTGGCTCTAGCCCGTTGTCGTAATCTTGGACAAGCTCATCGCAATATTGGCCAATTTCATAAAGAGTCCATTTGTCGAGAGTTGATGTATCGACGTATTTGCCCAACCCATATCTCTTATTTGTAATTAGATCGTAGAAGCACCAAGCTGGATTATCTGTCCAATACAAACCTTTAGTTCTAGAAGCCCCGACATATGTTCCGACTTTTTTTCCGTAAGGGCCAACGCTTTCCGTCGAAAAGGTCCCGTCCCAAGTTCCGTGGTAAGTTCTTGATATCGGATCATAGTTACTCGGAATCTTTACCTTCAACAGATTCATGTCGTAAGCTCTCTCGGGTATTTTCGAGAAGTTTTCGGCATCAAAAATATTTTTAACTACGTAAGATTTTGGGTATATAAATGTATCGTCTATTTCTTCGACTATGTTATCAACATAAATTTCGTTTTTAACGTCTGGGGTCGTGGGCTCTTCGGTCTCTTTGAAAATTCTAATTTCCCAACCAATAAAATCCCCTTTGCCTGTTGAGTCCTTGGCGGCGCTTAGGGGGAGATCGATTTCAAGGCTCCTAGAATATGGGCTGGATAAAGAGCCTTCGATCTGCATTACTTCGCTTGTCGAATATTGAATATCAGCACCAAGGGCATATTTCGCTCTATAGCTAACATTAACGGAAACGCTAGCGTCCTGTAATTTTCCATAAGTTTCATTTGGGTTTGATGCCGAGCCTGGGTTTCTGTCGATTTTTCCAAGCGATCCGATTTTGAAATTTACAATAGCTTTGCTGCAATGCTTGTTTCTAATCGTATAGTACCTATGAAACTTAGCAAACTCAATTACTGCTCCGCCAGTCTTCCTCTCTTTACCTCTTAGTTTTTCGTTAATTTGGACAAGCCTTCTTGAGTCGAGTCCCTGTGCGGATATGGTGCTTTGATTAGTAACTAAATCTATACTTTGAAAATTAAATTTTTTGGAGTCTTTATCGAAGACGGGATTCTTGTTCCAGTAAATCGAAGCAAGCTCTCCCGTGTTTATGTCAGAATGATAGGGCTTGTGGGTCATTCCCTGCGTATAGCCTATCGACCCAGCGATATTGCTCCCATTATCCTTATACTCTTCGTGTACTAATCCTGAGATTTCGCCCTCGCACAGCAAGTCCGCGACATAGCCAGTGGTATTAGACATGTATCTAACCCCGCTGCCTGAGTCCTCGTAATAAACGCCTTGTACATTATCAGTAGCCATTAGTTATAATACTCTCCGTCTTTGTAAATTACTCTATCTCCATGCTCGTGAGAATACGCGATAGCTAGAGAGCCTACCATCACTCTTCCATATCCCACTGGAACAGGGCCGCCTGGATTGTAAGTGTTAATCGGTCCGCTGAACAAGTAAGACTCTTTTTTGTTTGTTTGCTGTATCTCCCTGAAGTCTTCGAACTCTGGATTCTCCGCGAGAAGATTGCTCATGCCAGTCAAGATCGCAAAAGCGCCTATCTGCATCATCATCATATTCTCCATATGGAGCCCCATCCCAAACATCATAGCCCCACCCGCGACTAAGGCTATATCCTTAGCGTCGTCGCCAGCACCCTCGAGAACTGGTACGATATCTATTGACTTCATGCTTTTATTTAAAAACATTTCAGAGTCTTTAACGTCTTCCGCTCCATCTATCGACTTTGAAAATAAATTCTTATCGTCGGTAAGTATTTTGTATTTTATATTTTGTTTTTCATTAGAGAAAATAACTTGAGAAAGCCTTCGTTTTGAAAGAACGTCTATCGCTCTCAAAGCTTCCGAGACGCTAGAGACCTTGAGGCTCCAATCTTTCCGCCCCAAAGCTTCGGCTAAATTGCCGTGAAAAGTTATTTTAGTTAGCTCTGACATCTTCGTGCCTAATTACTTTCTTAATAAGTTTTAAATGTCTACCAGTTAAGGACTCTATTCTTGAATAGCTTTTAGACGGTTGATGTAAAATCAAACCATTATCTAAATAAAGCGCAATATGAGAACAGGGCTTGTCGCCGCCAGAGTTAAACAGTATACAATCATACTTTGATAAACTGGAAACTTCAAAAAATCCTTCATTTTCAAAGTGTTTATCAAAAAGTTCAGATAGGTAAGCTTTCCAATCCTCATCTCTGTAATGGTGTCCTAGGGGCACGCTTAGCTCGGTCTCGTAAAAGTCTCTCACTAGAGAGTAACAATCTGTGTTTCCTATATCAAATTTCCTACCTATATACCGATTAAAGCTTCCGCAAGATGGGGAGAATTGCAGAAGAGAATTGTTTTCTGGGCAATACATTACGTAGGTTAAGCTGTGGTTAATGCTGTTAAATTTATCAAACTCAGAAAAGTTCTGATTGCCGTTTGTGTGAGAATGATAGACGGCGATGATCTCGCCAAGGTTTGAGGCTCTTAGGTAGTCTCCAGAGTTAACCCTGAAAAGATTTTTTTCCAGAGAATCATTTTTCGTGGGAACGCAGGTTAATTTTCCGCGATTAGAAACGATCAAGCCACAGCACTCTTTGGGAAACTCCTTTTCGTGATGAACCTTAATCTGCTTTTTAATTTTATCGTCTAAAATCACTTTACCGCCCTCCTTGAAGTCGGGAAGCCCCCAAAAGGAAGAGGGCCAGATACTGAGACTTCGTTTGCGGAGCCTATCTCTGGGTTAGTCTTCCATCTCAACCTGCATCCGTCTATCGTTTTCGAGCACTGATCAGAAACCCAATAAGCGTCTTGCGGGGGAGGGTTGCCCTTGTTGCTGTCTACCTTTGAAACGAAATAGTAATTGACGCCCTTGACCTTTACTCTCACTGACACGCCTTTGCTGTAAGAAGTGTTGGAGTTCCACTCGTCTTGTCCGTCAACAATATTGTACTGGACATCTACGCCGATAATAGAAGAGATTGTTTCGTTGTTGTGTGTGGCCACTGGGGGAGCAGCGCCGTTGACTCCGTGACCAGTATCCTTACAGTCTGAATTTGAATTTTCGTGATTTAATTCATTTGGCTTTAGGTAAATAGAATCCGAAGCGTCTTTTTGCTGCTTCCATTCGTAACAGCAGCCTTCTCCCCTGTAAGTCCAAGGACAGTTAGAGTCATTAACTATCCTACCTGGGAGCTTTAAGTCTTGAGTGTCAAATGGAGAAGCCAACTCTAGCTCTAGCTGACTTTTGCTTTCGTTAGATTTACGATCTACGAAGTAAACGTCGGGCGGAAATTGAGCGTTTGGGTCTGGGTCGAAATCTTCAGGCGGCGTAAGGAGGTTGGAAATCAAGCTTCCGTTTGCGTCGTAGAAATTGGAGGAGTCTAAATATTTAGCGAAAGTCCTTATCCTAGTCACCTTAGCTCCAACTAAGTCGTCCAAGTCTCTGATCGCCAGCTTAAGGTAAATTATCCTGTTGGCTGTCTCTTGAGGTAATCCGTCTGGGCTTATGGCTATTGAAAGCTTGGGTCTAGGAGGAGAGCCTTTGGCGGTTATTTCGTATCCATCAATTTGAATTGGGGCTGCATAATACTCTTTAGCGTTAAAAAACACAGAGCTCCTAAATAATTTAATATTATTATGGAATCTAAGGATGTGTTTGCCGTTTTCTTGATAGGCATATTTGCCTTGGCCTTCAATGTATAAATTTCTTTCGTTATTTTTAAGGAGGTCTGTGATATCTATCTCAAATAAGGACACAATAGCAGAGGGGCTAAGTGACGATGATTCCAACGACACCTTCTTGAGTGAGATTTGCGCGTCATTTGTATTCATCTTATTCCACCACTTCTTCCAAGTCTACCTTGATTGAGTAATTATTCTCAAAATTCATCGTCACGTCCCAGCTCCTACATACAAACTTTTTCATTGAAGAGTACGGAGATGGGGGCAGATACGCAAAAGCTTCAGAGCCTCCTCGCTGATGCAGGAAGTGGGAAATCGCTGTCGTTTCCGCTTCATTCCTCTTGTCGAATACTAGCGACACTTTAAGTAGCCTCGTGTTTATTCCCTCTGGTGTTCTTTGCTCGTATCCATCTCCGAATTTAATAGTCCTTACCGTGGGGTCTGTAGAGATAGAGGGAGAGTAGTTGGGAATCCAAAAGAAGTGCGGAATAGTTTTGTTATCAAAGGTGATATTCCCACCCCATTTGGAAGCCCCCACGCTTGGCGTCTGGGTATTTGAGTCTTCTAAGCTATAGAAGTGGTTGTTAGAGTGAAGATAAACCTCATTCCTTGAAGCTGTACCTCCAGCCCAGCTTGGTATTTCGTATATTGAACCCATATCCTTTTTCCTTATCTTATTTTACACGTTTTAGCGATAAAAAATAAAAAATCTTAGTGTAAATATGTAGGATAGAAGGCACAAGGGAATGGCAGATTATTATAATTACAATAATGTGAGCGTAAAAGTAGGCGGAAGCGGTATTTTGGCTGATTCTGCGTCCTTTTCCTTCTCTAGTCAGTTGTCCGCCTCGGATAGAATCAATAAAATCGGAGGCAATGAATACGTTGCTGATGGGGGGATAAATGGAACAATGAACTTGAGCTATTTTGTAGACGCCAATAGCGGCGATCCGTTTCATATGGCCGACGTAAAGCCAGGTCAAACGTCCTTCCCGATAGATGTTGGTGGACTAACCATTAACTCGGGCTTTCTTAACTCCTATAGCTGGACCGCAAGCCCACATGGAGCACTAAAGGTCAGCGCCAGTTTTAATTTTTATGAAGATTTTGGCGGCTCTTTTACTCCCGTGATCTTGGGGGACTACGATTGGGATTGGTATAAAATGTCAGACTTGAGCGTGTCGCTTGCGGGTATGGATGTGTCAAGTAAGATTGTAGCGATGTCTTACGACGAGTCTCACTCTTTCGAGCCTTTGTACGACGTAAGCGGGATAGTCCCAAAGGAGATGTCATACGGACAAAAAGTAAAAAGTCTATCAATTGACACCTATAATATATTTGAAGCCATACCGCACACAGGAAAAGAGATAACCGTAGACGTAGGGTTAAGGGGTCAATCAGCGATGTGGAGCGTTAAAGGGATATTGAAAAGTAAAAGCATCAGCATTGATTTCGGCCAGAAGATAATTTCCACTTTAGAAATTGAAGAAGATGGGTATGGTGGAGTGCCAACAATTACTCTTATCAGCTATCCGTATGGACACAACGCTTTGTCGGTCATCGAATTGTGGGGCGCGAATCTAGACCAAGCGACAGCGGTCTATTTTAATAATGAAATAAAAGCTAACGAAATAACCGAAAGAACCTCTACGTACATCAAGGTCAAAATACCTAGGTTTGCAATTGACGGGCCGATCAGGGTTGTCACGCCGCGTGGCGAGGCTACGATTGGGGGAGCAAGCATAATTAGTCTCGATATACCATAATGCCAACAAGCGGAAACATAAATGAATCAGTGCAGTTCCATGTGAGTGGTGCTGGGTCAATTACTGGTGTCAATTTTGGAGAAGGGCTGGCAAATTTTTCAATTATTAATACTGGGATT